GGGTAGACAGTCTTGCGATGCGTCAGCTTGATCACGCGGCCCTGTTTGTCATACTTTGTCGCAACGATATCCGCGACGGTGACGAGGTAGGCCTGACCGCTTTCGGGTTGCAGGTGCCCCTTGCTCTCGGGGCGATAGGGAAGCCACATCAAGGGTAGATTGCTCATGGTATTGTGGTAAATGGTGCCGGGGCAAGCCGCGGTTCTTTCTATCCCGGATTTGTCTCACTCTCAGCAGGAGGCTGTGCATTCCACCGCCCTACGCAGGGTGGCCCAGAACGTGCTTATACGGGTTCTGTGTTTTTCCCGTTCCTGAACTGATACAAACATGAGACCGCTTGACACCGTGAATGGATTAGAGATTGGGGTCCGCATCCGAGTGGCATTCATCACCGTGCCCTGTTGGGCCAAGGTTCTTCATGTTCTCGGGGTCGGTCCCGTCTCCAATGACTGTGAATCCTTCCTCAACCAATGGCTCGATATCTTCATCGGGCTTGGGATGAGGCATGTGACACACACCGCAGACAAACACGCACTCCTCGCCTACGATCTGACAGATCTCGCAGTCGAGGTAGTAGAACAGCGTCTTGTCCTTGCAGCGTTGGCAGAACTCCTCACGCGATTCATGCGTCATGGATGAAGTTCAACTTTCTCTCTGGCAATTCAGTCAGAGGTGGAAGCGGTGGATTGGCCTGGGTGCGATAGTAGTTCAACTGTCGAAGCGGCATGAAGGTGATACTGAGACTGGCATCCAGACCACATTCCCGGCAGAACTCACCTTCGGTGCTATGGTCATTCTTGGTGACCGACCACTCCACGAGCTGCGCACCGCAGTTGGGGCAGGGCATGTTGTCGAATAGGAGGTTCATCTGTTCGCTCTCTGTTGAGGTGACACATGGCAACTGAGGGGCTTACGCCCCCCAGTAACCATGCTCCGGGTCATACCGCAGTTTCCGCTCCGCTACTAACACTTGCAGAGCCTCCTCGGCATCCCGCTGCATCTCCTCGATGGCCAGGTTCGCTGGCAATCTCGGGTCGAAGATGTGCAGCTCGTGAATCACGAACCACTCGCCAGCACGATTCAGATACTTCGTGATGGCCATGATCGTCCGCTTCCACTCGGAAACGGTATCGAACTCAGTGACGATTGAACGTGGCATGTGCCACCTCCGAATGGTTATGCGGCAATGGATTGGTTGCGCTTGACCTGTTCACGCTGGGTCAACTCAGCCTGATGCTTCTGAGCAAAGAACCTGCGACGGTCCCGCTCCAGCTTCGACTTGATGGACAGGATCTTCTCGATGCCTCTGTCCACCATCTGAACATCACGTTCGGTGCGTGAACCACCAATCACACGGGCCACACGAACGAGATACGCACCCACGAACTGTGCATCCAACGCATCGAGGTGTCGGATGAACTTGGGCTGAAGAATGTCCAGAGCGGCCTGAAGCCGTCCGTGCAACTGCCAGATGTAGAATTCCACGATACACCTCCTGTTGGATGGAATGATTGTAGTGAGTGAATCAAAATCAGGGCTGAAACGCGGCTGGCTCGCAGGTCCCTTTCGACCCTTTACCAAACAGCGTCACCTATGCGAGAATCTAGGTATCGGGGTTTGTTCAATCGTGCTCGCATTCACGAGTGCGGTTTGTCCCGATTTGAACTGCGCGCGTTCTCGAAAAGCGCCACGCAGTTGTGTTCAGCCCTGTTGCGACCATCAGAAGCAGCAAGCCTCTGATGGTCAAGTGATACGATCAACGCCAAGGTCACTCCGTTTCCAAGGCGAGCCATTCAGTTCGCAGGGAGTGCTTACCCCGATCTGGGCAAGCCGAATGGTCTAAGTAAACAGGATGCTCGAGGTAGGTTGCTCGGAGAATGTTCCGACCGTTCACTCCTCGCTGCGCTTTAGCATCCTGTTGAATCCACTGCCGCATGAAAGTTGAGCAGGGATTTCAAAACACACTCTGTTGATTGTGGATTCACCGGCACGTGGCATAAGGGGACGATGTGTGTCCCCTTTGCCACATGGTAATGCCCGGTGCACCGTGCCACGAGTCGTAGGAATTCGTTGCTCAGAATTCCTGACCACGACTCGTGCGGTAGACGCGAAACTTGATGGCGTCACGCTTCTCCGACGCCCAAGTTTCGACGGCTTCCGTCACGGCGTATCCATGAGACGCGGACACGCTTGCAAGTTTCGCCTTCTTCTCGGCGATAACTTGCGCGTCCTGCGTCTCGGATACGCCCGTGAGCACGAGGTCGCACGCAACGCTCAGGTTCCACTGCGAGTCCGTATATCCGCCCGCTTCTGGCGAGATGGGCTCGTAGTGTGAACCTTGCGCCTTGCGACCGCGCCCGTCGACGTTCGCGACGAGTTCCAGCAAATCGATTCGCGCTTTCATGCGAATGCTCCGATTTGTATCGTCGAGACGTTCGACGGGACGGGCTGTGCATGTGGACAGTTACACCGTCCGCTGACATGCACACGCCAGCCTCAGGGGCTGAGGACGGCAGTCAGCCTGGTAGGGGTGCTTGTCAACCTCAACTTGCTTTTTCTCAACGAGGTTGACCCCCTACCACGGCGCTTTGACTGCCGGCGGTGTTGGGAGGGTAAGAGGCGCGCGCAGTCCATGTGCATTTCCAGATCCACCCTGCAAGTTTGTGCGGCCACCGATCGGTTTTCCCAACGGTTTCTCCCGCCATTAACGACCGTTTTCACCGATTCCACGCTGATTTCCCCATTTTTTTGAGAAAATCGGCCGAATTGGGCTGATTTCAACGGTCATTCCCACATTAAAGAATGTTAATTTGACCATTTTGGTCGGGTGTGGACAACTTTATTTTCGGGCAAATCGGGCATGGGGCGAATAGCGGAGAAACCCGTGAATAGCGGGGCGAATCTCGCTAAGTCGTTGTCTGTTAACGCTCAGGAAGGGCATGTTGAAAGCGTTACTTCACTTGACATTACCGAAACCGTGTAGTATGTTTGTATTGGTCGCAGTCAGTTGAAGTAGTACTTGATGAATCTACTGTATGATCATTCACAAGTCAAGAGGTATGAGAAACAAATTCGTTGATAGCAACGTGGGGCATGAGGACATAAGGCAAAGTGTGTCCGTCGAGGAGGAGCACGAGACCTGCGTAGTCAAGTGTCCTCACTGCCAGAGCTACACAGAGCTGCTGCTGGACCAATCCTGCAAGAAGTGCGGTCAGACGGTGGCCATCAATGCCCCGGTGGTCTACGGCCGTGCGCTACTCACCAAGACCCACCTCCAACGCCCCTCCTGATGGAAGTCATTAAGCGATCCTTCGGGACGTTCACGGTCTACACGAGGGAAGAAGCTGATGCGGAGGGGCTGAAATACGTGCACTGGAAGGACGTCGAGGAGGGCGGTTGGGCCTTGACGGACGATCAGTTTGTCGCCAAGTGTGTCAAGCGCAAGAAGCACAAGGGTGGGACGCAGTTCACCTTTCCTTTCGGCCGGCCGTGGCGGTCCTCCCACGAGTGCAATTTCTGGGAATACTACACGAAGGGGGCGTTCTACACTTCCTCACCGATGACCTGGGCTGAAGCCGAGGCTCGTAGGGGGCGAACAGCGAGGGTCGTGAAGGCCTATGCGTCCATGCTCCTAGGCGGGAAGATCGATTGGAAGGCCTTGGGGCAGATATACCGGCCGAATCAGGCCGTTCCAGAGGCGACCGTTCGGCGCTTATTCAGACGAGAGGAGATCAAGAGTATGGCTGACGCGGAAGTTGCGCGGCTTCTGAAGGAAAAGGGCATCACGAAGGAAACGGTGCTCGAGATGTATATGGAGGCAAAGGATTTGGCCAAGGGAACGGAAGACCCCAAGGCCATCATCACGGTTGCGGACCGCCTGGCTGACCTGTTGGAAATGACCCCGCAGAAGGGCAAGAAGGTGGTGCAGTTGGAGCAGTTCGGAGCGGAGATCCTTGGGGAGATCGATAAGGGTGTCAACAAGGCGCGTATCGCCTATCAATCAACCACCACAGAGGAACCATTGAGGATCGATGATGGAAACGAAGGAGATACGAGTGGGGGACAAAGTGAAGGTGCCGGGTCGTGAGACGGTCTACACCGTTGAGACGTTCTCCGCGAATGGCAAGCGAGCCTTCATCTACGAGCTCGTCTGGAACAAGGCCAAGAATGGCTACGACAAAGCCTTCACCGTTGCCGACGTCGAGCGCCTATCGCACGACAAGCCCCCATTTTGAATCACCCATCCCCATCCTGCCCATTGATATCGAGACAGCCCCGATGCTGTCCTATCACTGGCAGCCGAAGGTCAAGTATGTCGGCCACGACTTCAACGTGACCCCGACGACCATCCTCACCGCGTCCTACCGCGACCCCCGCACCTCGCAGATCGCTACGCTTTCTGTTGACCCTCGTCAGCCCCGTAATGACCGCGCGATCGTCAAGAAGCTGCACGCGCTCCTCTCGTGGGCCTGCAAGAACAACGTGGTTCTGCTGTATCAGAATGGCGACCGCTTCGACCTCCCGAAGATGGAGTCACGGTTCATCTACTACGGCCTCGAGCCGTTGGGTCGGATGCTCACCATCGACACCTTGCGAGAGGCGAGGAAGTTCGGGTTCGACTACTGCCGGCTGGACTATCTGGACAAGCACTTGGGTGGGCCGGGGAAGGTCGCGCACGAGACCGGGATGTGGATGGCGGTCGTACAGGGAAAGACACTCGCTGAACGCAAGGCCGCGCTCACGCGCATGATCGAATACAACGAGGGCGATATCGATGCTCTCGAGCGCGTCTACGCACGGCTTCGTGGCTACATGAAAACGCACCCCAACGCGAACCTCTGGACGGGGAGGGAAGCGAACTGCCCCACCTGTGGCTCACCGTCTGTTTCCATCGGCCGGCCGGTATTCACCCCCACACGCGCTTACCGCCGCCGACAATGCAGCAACAAACTCTGCCGCCGCCAGTTCCGCGACAAACGGTCGCTCGAGGACTTCCGCGTGGCGGTCACCAACCAATTGTAGGGAGAACGCATGAAAGACAAAGAGCTTCGAGACTTACTGACGCGTGCCGATATTCTGCACAGCAAACCAGACGGAAGCACTGTCGCCAATCAGTCTATCGCGCGAATGACAGCGTCAGTTTCTGCCGAGTTCATGTTCGTCAGGGCTGAAATGGGGTCGCTCAGAGATGCACTTGCCGCAGCGCAACTAAATAGCGCGTCAACGCGGTCACGGCTTTACACGCGCATCGACGAGCTGAATGAGCTAGCCGAGCGCATCGAGCGAGCACACTGGCAGCTGCTCGACAGCTTTGAGATGCTGATGAGGCACCTCGGTCTCGAGATTACCAGCGGCAAGCGCATCGAACAGGTGAAGCCGTGAAACCAGGATTGCGCCGACAGTTGACGGCCGCTGAGACCGACATCAGGACGCTTCTTCAGATGAAGAACGATCTCGTGGGTCTGCTCTGGTGTAGCGTTGAGAAGGTGGGCGGGATGATGAAGCTCACGCGGGAGGACCGCATCAAGTTCGACCACCGCTATTCGCTCATTGACGTTCGCATCGACCCCGCAAGCGACGAGATGGTTGTTACCGCCAGAACCGTCCATCCGACAGGTCTGGTGAATGCCAACGGTCAGGATATCGTGGAGGAAGGCGCGCCAACCGAGCCTCCGAAGGAGGGTGCATGAGCGCGCAACTTCGCATCTGCGTTGATGTGGATGCCGTGATGCGGGACTTCGTTGGTGAGCTGCGGAGGTGCTACGACCTGGACTACCCGGAGATGCGGAGCCGGGAGGTCACCGCGTGGGACATGCTACCGGCCTTTCCCGCCTTCACGACGAAGGAGGAGCTGAAGGACTATTGGTCGAATCGGCGCGCGAGCACCATCTTCCGTCAGGGCCGGCTGCTCGATCTTGCCATTCCTTCGATCCTCGCGAAGTGGCGCACCGAGGGGCATCATGTCATCATCGGAACGCATCAGGTGAACGACCTCACGCGCCGCATGACGCTCGACTGGCTGTCGCTGAATGACATTCCCTACGACAGTCTGGTGTTCACCGCGAACAAGGATATCATCAACTGTGAAGTCTTAATCGATGATGGCGTCCACAATCTCAGGGCGATGCCCCGGAGTGTCGTTCCCATCTGCTACGATCAGGCGTGGAATCAGGAATGGGCGGGACTTCGCGTCTACAACTGGCATCACCTTACCCAGACGATTGAGATGGTGGCGCGATGAGTGGCGGTGTGAAGTTCGACACCGAGAAGCCGCGGCATGACCTGTTGCCGGTTGGTGCGGTCGAGGAAGTGGTCAAAGTGCTGACGTTCGGTGCCGGGAAGTATGGCGACCACAACTGGCGCAAGGGGATGCGCTACGGCCGGTTGTATGCGGCCGGTCAACGGCATCTCACGAAGTTCTGGCGCGGCATCGACATCGACGAAGAAAGCGGCATCCATCACCTTGCACACGCCGCGTGCAACATCCTCATGCTACTCAGTTTCGAGTTGGAAGGAAGGAAGAACCATGACGACCGCTATCCGAGCTATGATTTTGTTCGCGACGCTTTTGATGACCTCCTGTTGTCCAGCCGTCCAAAGCGTGACGACAAGCACCACAACGATCACCCCACACTCGGTGGAGATCCCGTCCCTGGACACGACGATACAAGTCGGACCACCGGTGGTGCCACCTCCTACTACGTCGATCTGCGACACCTTGGCGATTCTGGCGACCGCGTCGTTTCAGGTGGCGGGTGAGGACACCAATGGCACGTTCTGGCGAGCGAAATACGATGCGGTGGCTCGACGGCTTGCGCTCCTCACAAAGCCCAAGCCCGTCACGGTCTATGATACGGTACTAGTAACCTACGACAAGGTTATCGTCCAAAAGACTCCATGGAAGGACACGATTCTCGCAGGAAGCTTCGGTTTCACAATCGCCATCATCTTGCTCGTGGCGTTGTTGTTGGCCAGGTCTTTGAGCTTGGTCAAGTTCTAGTAATGCAGGAGCGCGCAATCACATGTCCCGAGTGCGGCGGCGAAACCGTCGACTCGATGCTGACGCCGTTCGGATGCGTAGGGCGGTTCGATGAGTTTGCGTGGGTAACGGGATGTGCGTGGGAGGATGCCTCACCGGAGATGCGAGAGGCGTTAATTCACGAGGCACGACAAACAGCACTTGGAGGCGACGACGATGAAGCGGTGGCAGAAGATGAAGAACAAGATGGTGAGGACGATCCTCAGACATGACGTTGAGATCGTGTGGTGGTTCATCCTTGTGAGCACCATTGTATTCTGGTACTTGGTGTATGAGGGATTGTCTTGACTGACGCCGAAGCCAAGCGGTTAGAGATCATCGAGAGCGTCCGAGGGCAGTTGATCGCCTTCGGACGCGCCATCATGCCAAAGATGTATCAGGTGGAGTCAGCCCCGTTCCACTACAAGCTCGCGTCCATTCTTCTCGACCGCACGAAGAATAAGCAGAACATCATTGCTCCACGAGGCTTCGCCAAGAGCAGTATCGCGGCGGGGCTTCTGCCGTTGTATCACCTGACGATGGAAGACCCCGGTCAGGACAAGTTCGTCGTGCTCGTGTCCAAGACCGAGGAGCACGCTGTTCGCCTACTGTCGACCATCAAGGACGTTTTGAACTACTCGCCATACTTCCGCGCGCTGTTCGGCTATTGGGGCGAACACTCTGCGAAGTCGTGGAAAACGAACGAGATCATCTTGAAGGACGGAACGATGATGCTGGCCAAAGGCACCGGTCAGCAGGTCGTCGGTCTCAAGAACATCTCGCAGCGTCCGACGCTCATGATCCTCGACGACCCCGAGGACATGGCGAACACGCGGACCGAGGAAGCGATGGAATACAACCTCAAGTGGTTGTTGCAGTCGCTCGTCCCGGCGCGTGATGCGCAACGTGGTCGCGTTGTGGTGATCGGCACACCGCAACATCAGCGGTCGATGGTCATGATGCTCAAGAAGGCATCGGACTGGACGTCGCATCACTACCGCGCTATTCAGGAAGATGGCACATCGCTGTGGCCCGCGCAATGGCCGATCGAGAAGTTGGAACAGGAACGCAAGTCGCTCGAGGAGATCGGCCGCGTGTCCGTGTTCTACCGCGAATACATGTGCGAGGTGATCGGCGATGAGGAGCAGTTGTTCAAGCCTCACTTCATGCAACGCTACGAGGGCCACCTGGTCGACAAGCCCGAAGGTCATTTCCTTCGCATCGTATCGCTCAACGGCAAGACGCTGTTGGAGCCAGAGGACCGACCCGTGACGATCTTCATGGGCATTGACCCCGCGAGCTCCATCCAGAACGACCGGGACTTCTCGACCATTGTTCCGCTTGCCGTGGACAAGAACTGGAATCGCTTTGTGCTTCCGTATTTCCGCAGACGCGTGAGCCCGATGAAGCTCGGTGAACACATCCTCGAGTATTACCATCGGCTTCGTCCAAATCGGACAGTCGTGGAGACGGTCGGCTATCAGGAGATGCTGCGAGACTGGCTTCGCACACAAGCGCGCATTCCCGGCATCGAGGTGGGGGAGAACCCGCGCACGAAGAAGTCAAAGCGTCTGGAATCGCTCGAGCCGCTGTTCGCGACGAAGAAGGTCTGGTTCCTCGACGACCAGGAGTCGATGCGGAACGAGTTTCTGCTGTTCCCGCGTGGCGACCACGACGATCTCATGGACGGATTCTACTACGCGAACAAGCGCGCCTTCCGTCCGACGCACGAGGGCGACAACCGGCCGCGTGGCAGTTTCATCTTTGACGTTGATGATGAGGACGGGCAGGAAATGCTTGCTTAAAGTAAGACTTTAACTGCTACCCGCAATATCTTGAATTTGAAGCAATTATGTGTTAAGTTTGTATAGACAAAAGGGTGACATGGAGCCACAAACCAAGAATCCGCAGGTAGCTCTCTCCGAGGAACTGGCCGAGAAGTTCTCTGGCGCCCATACCACATGGGTCGATCAGGCGCGTCTGGACGTTGACTTCAAGAACGGCGCGCAATGGACTCCGGCAGAGGAACGGGAACTGAAGAAGCGGCGACAGCTCCCGGTCGTCGTGAATGTGGTCTACGGGGCGGTTGATCAAGGCCTCGCGCTCATCACGGCGAACGCTCCGCGCTTTCAGGCGGTGGCGGTTGAGGGAAGCGATAACCGTATCGCGCAGATGCTTGGCGACGGGCTCCAATACGTCTGGACGGGTTCGGATGGCAACAGTCACCTGAAGATCGCGGTGCATGACTACTACGTGAAGGGGCGCGGTGTGCTGATGGCCTACGTCGACCCCTTTGCCGCCTTCGGCATGGGTGAGGTGCGCATCACTTCACTTCTGCCCGAGGAGGTCAAGATCGACCCGGCCGCTCAGGACCGCTACTCGCGGGATGCTTCGTCCATCATCATCGAGAAGCAGCTGACGGTCAATCAGTTCGCGACCGCCTATCCGCAGTATGTTCAGCTCATCGAGCAGATGGAGAAGGAGGGCAATCAGCCTCCTTCGGCAACGCAAGTCTCGATGCCCGAGGATCAGTTCTACGGTCAAGAGGCCGACACGAGCGAGCAGGAGCGCGTTCGTCTGCTCGACCGCTACACGAAAGTCTCTGTTCCCTTTGTGCATGTGTTCGACCCGAATAGCGGGTATGAGGACATTCTGTCGGGAGAGCAGTTCCAGGCCTACGTTCAAGGGCCGGCGATCGTCAAGAAGCAGTTGGATGGTGGGCATCAGCTCATCGTTCGTGATTCGGATGTGGAACTCATCAGGTCGCTCATCGCGAAGGAGGGTCCGCTTCGCCACTTGACGCAGACGGATGGGGGGGCGATGGACGTCGCAGGGGATGAAAGTGAAGATCCTCAAGCGATCCCCGGTTCGCAGTATGAGTATGTGGAGGTCACGCGCCAGTTCCTCATCGAGCAACAGGCGCTGATGGTGCACGAGGTTCCGCAGGAGAGGATTCTGCGGGTGTTTTCGGCCGGTGGCGTCCTGCTGCTCGAGACGCTTCTGCCGATCTCGCAATACCCCATCATTCCCATCCTCAACAACTTCCAGCGCAATCCGTTCGGCATCTCGGACGTTCGGATGGTGCGCTCGCTGCAACGCTACATCAACAAGATGCGTTCGCTCATTCAGGCTCACGCCGCGAATAGCGCGAACATGAAAGTGTGGTACCCTGAAGGTTCTGTGGATGCGGCGGCGGTCGACGAAAAGATGAATACGGCGGGTGCAGTGGCGATTCCCTACGACGCCACTATGGGGGCTGTCAACATCATGTCGCCGCCGCCGCTTCCGACAGCACTCTACCAGAACGAGCAGCAGGCTCGTCGGGACATTCAGGAAGTGTTCGGCATCTATCCCTTCACGCAGGGCGATGTGTCCAATTCGCCCGATACGTTTAAGGGAACGATGGCGATGGACGAGTTCGCGCAACGGCGCATTCGCTCCAAGAAGGACGATATCGAAGGCGCACTCACGCAGTTGGGGAGAGTCGTTCTGGAATACATTCAGGCGACATGGACGGAGAGGAAAGTGGTGCGCCTTCTCGATCCGAGTGGCGGGGTCAAAGAGCATACGTTCAATGATTCCGTCTACGACGAGTATGGTAGCCTCGCTGCTCGGGTCAACGATGTGACGGTAGGCAAGTATGACATTCAGATCATGTCGGGCTCCACGATGCCGTCGAATCGTTGGGCGCGATTTGAGTACTACATGCAACTGTATCAGTCGGGCATCATCGACCAGGTCGAGGTCTTGAAGCAGACCGATGTGGCCGATGCCGACGGTGTGTTGAAACGCGCTGGGGAGATGCAGCGATTGCGTCAGTATGCGGCGCAGTTGGAGGAGAGGGTGAAGATGCTCGAGGGTGATCTGCAAACTGCCCAGCGCGAATCTATCTCCGACCGTAAGCGTGTCGAGGTCGAGAAGTTCAAGAGCAAGCTCGGAAGCGTGGAGCAGCGAGCTGAGGCGGCCGGTGTCATCTTCAAGGACCGGCTCAATCAGGAGCGTGAGAAGGCCCGCGATGAGCGTAAGGCTCGAGAACAGAGTCGTAAGAAGCGTAACCGGTAGCCCCCGCTATTCACCCACTACACAAAGGAGTTCGCATGGCCCAAGAACAGGCCGGCACGTTGGACGACGGAAACGATATTGTGAACGAGTCCGACACCGAGAATTTCGTTTCGATGTTTGCATCGGCCCCTTCCCCTGACGAGGGTGGAGAGGCCACAGGAGCAGATGCGGGTGAGGGTTCCTCCGCATCTGAAGCTGCTTCTGACGCAGCCGGGTCGCCCCCGGTCGCGGCCAAGAACCCTGACACGCAGGCGCTGAACTTCGGGGAATATGCCCCGCTGATTCGAGCATTCGAACAAGACCCCTCGTTGATCGATGTGGTCGTCGACGCGGTGAAGGCCAAGAGCCAGCCACCGCAGCAGGTCCAAGACCTTGCGCCTCCGGTGCCCCCACAGAAGCCAGCGAACTACTCATTGTCTGAGGCGTTGTCTGACCCCAACAGTGAGTCGTTCAAGTACCGTGAAGCGATGGAAAGCTACCGTGACGCGGCCGCGGTGTATCAGGCCAAAGTTGCGGAGCAGACGCAGCGGAAACAAGCAGAGCGTGATGCCGCAGAGCAGCGCGCCGAACTTGAACGCCGCCGAAACCTCGCGACACGGCAACAGCTGAAAGACCAATTCGGAATGTCCGAGTTGGAGATTCAGGACTTCATGGCAACGATGTCGAAGCCCGAAGCATGGGAGCTTGGCAATCTTGTCGACATGTATCGCGTGAAGCGTGGCCAGCACGGCAAGGTCACGGCGCGTGATGTGCGTGCGGCAGAGATCCAACAGCGGCAAGCGCGGTCCGCCAATGCGGCGCCGCCGGCCGGTGGGGGAGGTCAGGCACCTTCTGGCGAGCCGGGCGAATTCGACTTCGGGGCATCACTGATCAATTATCACAGGCAGAGAACGGGACGTAAGTAGCGTCAAGCTTCACTGCCAAGGAAGAAGGGGAGGTAGAGGCGTATGGCAGTTATCACCAAGCATCTCATGTCCGACAATGGAGCAGGTGTCCTGTTCCAAGAGCGTCGAGACTTCTATCTGAGCCCGAACGTCACGAAGGAATTGTGGACGAGCACCGCTCCGTTCACGACCCTTCTGTCGAACCGTTCGGTGGTTACGGGTCTGAAAGATCCGCTGTTCAAGATGTTCGAGCATCGGTCGTCCTGGATCAAACAGCAGTTCCAGGTCAACTATGGTGCAGGTTACACGCTGGACGTCAACGGTGTCGCCGTGACGATGGACGAAGTGGTTGGTCTGCCGGCCAACACTTCGGCCAATGATGCCTACATCGGGCTTCAGGTCGAGATCTGGGACAGCACTCTCGCGACCAAGCGGGGCGTTGCCCTCATCACGGCTGTCGGCAACAACACCGTCACGATGAAGGCCATTTCGGCCGCCACGATCGCCATTTCGGACGACGATGTGTGCATCGTGATCGGCAATGCGCGGGGCGACGGTTCGCTTGCTCCGGCCGCGTGGGCCGATGAGCTGGAGGTTGTGTGGAATTCGACGCAGTTCATGCGCACCGCCGTCAACATCGAAGGCGCGCTCTACTACGCGGCACTGCGTGGCTACTCGAACGAGTTGGCCCGCCTGCGCGCGGAGAAGTCGAAGGAACACAAGATGCAGAAGGAGCGTGCGTTCCTGTTCGGCGCCAGCGTTCTCGGCACCGGCATGGACGGTGGCTCGTTCAGCGACACCTACCGCACCGACGCGAACGGCAAGCCGGTTCGGACGACCTACGGTCTGATCTCCGCGCTTGACAAGTACGGCGCGACGAGCGGTGACGATCAGTCGGTGTTCTCGATTTCCGCGGCCTCCTACGGCTTCGGCAATTTCGTCGACGACATGGAGAAGGTGTTTCAGTATCTCCCCGAGTCGGGCGCGAAGTATGCGTTCGCCGGTCGCGGCGCGATCAGCTACTTCAGCAAGATCGTCGCGGGCAACACGTTCGTCGGCAAGTCGGGGTGGAATATCCAGCTCGGCCCCGAGACGCGGGACAGCCTCGGCTTCAACATTCGTCGGCTCGAAACGCCGCACGGTGTGTTGAACCTCGTGCCGACGCCGGGTCTGCGTGGACCGTACAATTCGTACATGGCCACCGTGTCCGACGAGAACTTGCAGCTCGTGCAGTTCCGTCCCGACATGTACAAGGCCAACATCAAGACCGACGACGGTTACGATGGTGTGAAGGACGAGTACACGTCCGACCAGGGTCTCGGCATCACGCTGATCGAATCGCACAAGCTCTTTAAGATCGGAGCCTAAGCGAAGGACTCAAGGGGGGGTCGGATTTCCCGGCCCCCCAACTTTTCCTCTCGTTGGAGAAACGCACCATGAAGAATCTTCTCTCTGTTCTCATCCTGTCGCTCGTCTGCGTCGGCCTGGCCTTTGGCGGAAGCACGACCAAGTCGACGACGCTCTCGACCGTCAACGGTCTCAAAGTTCTGTCGGCTTCGACGTATTCGTTCCCAGCCGCCACGGACACCTGCATCGTGAATTTCAGTGCGCGTCCTCTCGGTATCAGTGGCACGACGCTTGGAACGCTGGTGATCGCTACGGCTTCGCTCAACGGCGATTCGTGTGTGATCGGCGTGCGCTATCAGTTCAGCTATGACAACGTGAACTGGGGCAGCGTCACGATCGGCACCGACAATACGACTTGGGCGACCACTGTGCAAGGCACCGATCGTAAGGTGGTCGGGACGGACCTCGCCATCACAACGTATTTCGATGCGCCGTATAAGCGCATCATGATCGTTGGGCAGACGGGGAACAACACGCAGAATCCCGGCACGAAGGTCGACGTCAGGATC